AGGAACTTTTCGCATAGTTCCAGCAGCCACAGCAGCTTCATTCGCGGTTTTAGAATCAAGAGCTTTTTGAGTCGTCCAATTACCAGTAGAAGCATCCCAAACCTGTCCGCTAGGCGTAGACATATTTCCAGATTCCCAAGACTTCAAAACCTGAGACATTTGAGAATCCTTCATCAAATTGTCGTATACAGAGGTTTTGCCCAAATCATAATCCCCTGCAACTGAAGTATTGGGATCATATATTCCCCCGGTCCCATTTTTCCCAAACTTTTGAGCTACTTGTTTCCATGTTTATAACCAGACCCGGCAGGAATATTAGTACCAGGTAACAACATCGCTTGATCTATACCATTGGTAGTCTTAATGACAGGTATCCAGTTAGCATTTTGATTTTTAGTAGGATCCGCGGGAGCGTTTGGATTTGTAGCCATAAATTTTTAAAAATTACAAAAGTATATTACGCAAAAACCCTGTTTTGAGCAATTAAATACTCCCCCGCAGTTCCGCCACCGCCGCCACCACCTCCCTGAACACCACCACCTGTCCCCCCGCTACCAGCGCCAGCGCCACTACTTAGAGAGTTAGAACCACTGCTGCCGTTTCCCGCTGAAACACCAGGAGATGCACCTCCAGCACCCCCCGCACCTCCTGCACCATTGTACATTCCTCCACCTCCACCACCTTGCCCACCCGGATTCCCACTTCCGCCAGCAACAGCACCACCATTACCACCGTTACCACCATTAACATTTATCGTTCCTGAAACTGCGGTCGAAGAATTATACAGAACAACACACATCCCCCCTGCTCCGCCGCCACCACCACCACTTCCAGTAGAAATTGACGCCGAAAGTCCAGCATTAGAACCAGGAAGCCCAGCTACCGATATTGTCCCTGTGAAATTTAGGGACCCAGCACATTGAATAATTAGACCACCACCACCATCCCCACCCTTACCACCAACACCCGGTGGATTATTCCCATAGACACCAGTTCCTCCACTTGCCCCGCCAGAGCCAGCGGTAATTGCAAGATATTTTCTGTATAAACGAGACGACGTAAGTGGATAAAAAACTTTGTTTGTATAGGCTGCCCCTCCATTCGTTGGAGTCGTGTTGCTACCATGAAGCCCTTTCACTCCCTGGCTTGCATCATTTCCTAAAATATCGGCCGCAGTAGTTCCGTTATTCCCACTGTTAGGATTTGAGGATTGAGCACCGCCAGCCCCACCCATTCCTGAAAAGTCAATTAACGGAGTTGCTGAAGAGGTTAATGTCACCGCCCCCTGAGATTTCAAAATTAAAACGGTTCCAGATGTATTTGGGTTTATGAAAGCAAGCTTCCCAGTTCCCGTGATTGAAATTGATGTGTAGTTTTTCACTACAACTGCTGCATTGGCCAAATCTATAATTGTTGTCCCTGAATTAATAGCCAAAGCACCATCACTTCCATCACCACCAAAAGACCCTTTTGATGTAGGAAGGTAACCACCAATATCTAAGTTGCCAGTACCCTCATCGTAACTTAAATATTTTTTTGTCGCATAGTCCCCAATAAAAATTCCATACGTATCTGTAACGAACGGACCTATTCCATTTAAATTTCCTAACCGAACACGCTCAGAATAAGCATTGTAGGCGACTCCAGTTCGAGCAAACACAGAATAGTATGGAGAATTCGCGCCCTCACCAAAAAGCCGAAGCCAACCACCAGAAAACGTAGAACCACCATCACTTTTACCCTGTTTCACAACCGGAACACCTTTCGTCCAAATAGGATTATTATTCGCCGCATAAGTACCAGCAAGGTCACGAGTTACCGTATACGTTGGGGCAGAAGTAACATCAGTAACACGTAGCCACTCCTCTTCAATTGTTCCACCAACAACCCCACGGAAGATCAAAATGTCATTGAGCGAAAAAGTCGAAGCACCTGTAATGGTTAAAGTCGAGTTATCGGCGGCTGTCATATCCACGGCGAGCACGTCAGCGTTACTGACCATGAGCTGACCACCAACCGCAGAAATGACATCATACTGGAACGTAGCACCCTTCAAGATACCTCTGGCTTTCAAGTTTTGAGCTTCAATTAAAGTCGAAGAAATTAAGAAACCAGAGACATCAGCAACGTAATCACTTGACCTAATATTCTCATTACTAGAATCCAGGATTAAAGTTGAGGATGATAATGTGTTTGGCCCAATAACCCATCCACCAATATTCCCTAATGCAGCATTGACAGTTCCTGTAAAATAACCAGTCGCACACCAAATACCATATTCGTCAACACCGGACTTACTAATCAACTGTCCAACAATTACATTTGGATCTGCCGGATCTCCCACAACAATTCGTTCGTTATGGGGATCGTTGATATACTTTACCTGGCCATCACCCTGTCCGGCCTGAACTCCATCGGGCGTAACCTGAAGACCTCCAACATACCCACTCTGAGCAGCAATTTTTGTTCCGTCTGTTGTGTTTGGCGGTACGTACGGAACATCAACAAACGCTGGAATTGGGGCATTATCTTGAGAGCTTTCCATCAGTTTATAATTAAATAGACACCTTCAATTTCAGGGGCACTATTTCCACTTACCCCAACTGTTAATTTTAACTTTAAGGTACTGCATGATGGAATTCTGTTCACTGAAGCATAGAGTTTTTTAGGAGCATCATCATACAAGGGAACACTGACATACGAACCATTGTTTAAGCTCGCCTCCAAAGTTATGCTCGTTCCAACAGGAAGATTCCTGTACGGAATTTGAACTTGCGTATCTTTCTCGTTTAATCGATCAAGATTTATTTTTCTACTCACAATGCTCGCTACCGAACACTTATTATTCCAGTCTATCTTATCAACTCCATAAGAAGTTCCCCCATTTGAATCTTTCCATGCAACCAAAAAATCATCACCAACAACAGCCATGGCCCCAATAGTTACGTTACTTGTGTTTCCTGTTGAAAGAATATATTCAAGATTTAAAATCTGCGGATAATTCGTAGAAAATGACCCCATCGAATAAACCCCCTGCAGGGTCGGATTTCCAGATATATTAGAAAGCCCGAAGTAAGGGATTCCATTAAAAACACAAATAGCCTCGGATTTTATGAGGGCTTTGTTTGAGAAAGTCCATACACCAGGAATTCTTTTAAATTGTTGCAAGTTAGCCCCGTTATAAACATAAAGATTTCCACGAGTACCAGCGGAAACCAAAACAAAATTGTCTGCGGGTATAAAACAGTTTATTCCGGCCTCAGGGACAATGTCATTATTAGTGAACGAAACTGAGTACGTATTCCACCTAAAAATTTGAGTTGTGATTATATTCGCACTTGAAGTGGCGCCAATCAAAAGATCATTTTCAACTTCACCAAGCGCAGATACGGCATATTTTTTAGGCAAATCCAAAGCATCTGCCGTAAATATTGGGGTCCCAGTAGAATCGTCAACCTGAGCCACTAAGTATCCATCCCCAATATACAAAACCAAGTTTTTGATGTAGGAAGGATGATGGCTTGTGTTTCCATTAGTAAACGAAGCCCAGCTATCATTCGCTGTGCCCCATGCCATTCCAATTTGCCACCTTCCAACCTTGGTCGCTGAAAACCAGTAAAGATACCCATTAAACTCCTCTGCATTCAAAATCCCAGGACCAATTGCGTTCGTGTGAACCAAAGAATAAGATCCACCTGAGGTTCGTTCCCAAATTTTTCCATTCGTCTTTCCAAATAAATATGATTTTCCATCTGAGGCAACAATAATTTTGGATATCTCATCATCCACGACACTTCCGCTTTCCTTTACAAGCGCTTGATTGATTTTTGCGACTCCAGGCTCAGAATGAAGATTAAAGCCTTGAATAGAGGCAACAGAATTCGCTATGCCGGAATATTCAGAGTCGGCAATCCCTCCCAGAAAAAAATCTTTAATGGCAATTGTTTGCGGCATATGTAAAAATTAAACTTCCTCACCTGTTTCATCAGTATCAGGAACCTGGGCTAAAACACTCCGATCAAGATTTTGATTCTGTATTGCAGATAAAGCCACAAATAAATCCTGATCCCAATTTTTCTCGCTTTCACTCAACGCGATAGGTCTGTCTCGACTTGTTTTATACGCAATTTGCACTTTTCGCGCCAACAACTCTTGAAATCCACGAGGCCAACCATGAGTTGTGGCATCCGTGTTGGTAGCCATTTCAACGGTTGAAGTCAGGTCAGTGAACTTTGCGGGCCAGGAAAACCCATAAATCTGTAAACCGCCAGCCACCGCAACAATGCCAGTGTCAGAAAAAATCCACAATTGTTGATTGTAGATTGCATATTCTGGGTCACGGTTTTTGTACGCAGTTAGAATTGAAGTTTCATCAACTGGACTTTGAATCAGATTTAAATCACGTTCACGTAAGAGCTTCCAGTTCACGCCATCTAGTTTTGCCTGAACAAATTTAATTTGGTTTGCGAGTGTGACATCGAAGCTGTACTGTCTCTGATCCGCAACGAGGTTTGTCGTATATGGTTGCCCAAAATAATTTTCATTCGCCTGAAGAATTTTAATAGTCATGTCATCTTTCCATGTGTTCGCCAACATAAGAATATCTTCATCCAAAAAACCCGAACTGTTTGCGTTAACGTTAAAACGGATAAGTTTTGCAAATTCAGCGAAAGTCATGGTGAAAGAAAAAAGAACACAATGGGCAGTTGGAAGCATGCCCAGGCTTTAATATTTTTTAGAGAGAAACCATCGCTGGAAGACTTGGAGCAACGCCAACACAATCAACATAGACTGCGTTAGGAGCCACCGTAGCATCATCAAGCGGTGTTGTGCCACCAACAAACGCTCCTGTACCGGTCGGATTTATAATCACGAAACCAATAACAGTGAGCGTGGTTGCAATTGTTGGGAAAACTACATCTGTCAAAGTCGCACCCTCTGTACCCATTAAAGTTGAAAGAGTTCCGGCAGAATCAACGCAAAACACAAAAACGTTAAATTTTGCGTTTGTAACTGAACCAGAAAGAGCCGCCATATCCGCAGCAGCTTTTGAGGCTAAGTTGCCATCAACAGAAAACTTAATCGTGTTGACAGTTTTAGCAAGAGCAGATCCACTAGTCTTGATAGCTAATCCACCAGTGTTGAAGAGACGATTTAAAAATGCTCTCTGAAATTTTTGCAACAATGTTATGACTGTTTTGTTAGCAAGTACACTTGCATCAGGTGTAATAGAAGGAGTTTGAGACATGATAGTAAAATGAGAAAATAAATTTAGAGATTGATGAAATTCCAATTTTATTTTTTACTGTTAAGAAAGGGCATTCCGCGTTCGTTCATCACGATCTATTCGCATATTCATGCCAACATTTCCCATATTAATGTTGTAGTGCGCTGCAAGCATTATCGCAACAGACATCGGAAGTTTCGGAATAAAAACTCCTTTTTTAATCGTGAGTTTATACCCATTGATTTGAACTGTCTCTTCAGCCTGGCCAGCCTTTTCACCTGGTTCCAGAGGAACAAGAAACGATGTCATTTCTTCCTTCCAAAGTTTTTCTTTCGTGATACGCGCATCATCAGTAATTTTTTGACCAATTGCATCAAAAACAAGTGGCTTCCCCGCAAAAGGACTTGCAGCTTGCTGTGTTCCTACTGGATTTTGAGTTCCAAAAGATGGAGTTTGTTCTATTTTTTCCATAGCAATTGTTTGAGGAGCTGGAGCAGTTTTAGCCGCATCCTGCGCTTGTTCTTGAGCTTCTACCTCTGAATTAAGCTTTGCCTGTAAAGGGGAAACAGGAGCAGCTGGAGTTGTTTTATCTGTCATAGGATTTTTGAGAAGTGATGAAATAAAGAAACCGAAAAATTTTGAGACCCCGCCACCAAAGACTTGATAGCGGGGAAAAGTTTTTAGCTAACTACTAGCCAGCGCACGCCGTTTCAATACGAGTCATGAACGAGTTGTTCAAGATCTTCGTAACGAAAGTACCCTTCCAACCAGTTGTTGACCGTTGGTTTAATGGATCAGAAGTTCCACCGGATCCCAGAGGCTTGATGATGTTTTGCATCGCTTGTCCAGAAATACGTGTCGTACCATACGCATTCATACCAAGGATAAGTGTTGCATAAACATCGATCCCGCCTGAACCACCGCCAGTAAACACCTTTGCGTTGGTTGTTTCAATAAAGCGGACCTCATCTAGAGCACCAATTTCCCCTTCCATCAAAGTTCGGTTTGATGGATATTTTTCAACACTAACCCACCCCGTAAGATTTTTAAGAGTATAGGCAACATTTGTGTGAACAATTCCCACAAAACATGAATTAAGTGGAGTTGTGTTGTATCCCGTTGAAGCATCCACCATAGTTGTCATTTTTCGAGCCAGGTTGAGTTTGAGTGTTCGAACTACCTTCTGTACTAATGTAAAAGTAATCAAGTCCGAAGAAGTGATTTGAGTTCGTGATGTATAGGTGCTTGGGTAGTAAACCGAAGTGCCAGCCGTAAGAACATCACGGCAAAGCTGATCAAGTGTGTCGCCAGCCTGATCACCCAAAAGCCCAGCAAACTCTGTAAGGACAGGGTCTTTTGATTGATACTGAACAACATCAGTAACCGTCAAGAAGTCACCATACTGGGCTACGGTAGCCGTAATATCTGTTACAGAAGCCTGAGATCCAGCTGGCGTAACGCCTTCAGTAAGAGCAGTTGTAGCTGCTGAAAGACTACCATAACGACGAAATTTGACAGTTTGAGTTCCGACGTTGCTAGGAATATCACGAACCTGCGCAAATTTACCATGAACAAATAATGGAACTACGCGCATAAGCAAGTTCGCATCATACCAGTTACTAACCTCAGCTGGAATCTGAGTAGTAGTTGTTTGAGACATTGTATAAAAAAGTTAATGCTAAGGCCGGTTTTACCGACGTTGCATTACTTTCTGTTGTTCAGCCAAGATTTCTTGAGGAGTTGCTGTTAACCAATCTTTATTCTGAGACCCACCATCGCCTGATCTTCCAGATCCACCACCAGCCTGACTGGACTTCGCTTTCTCGGAAGCCTCCTTTTCCATTTCAGCCCCGATTTGCATAATCCTTTTCATTCCGACAATTTCCATCGCAATCGCTTTTATTGGAATATCTTTGCGAGAAGGATCTTTAGCCCAACGAACAATTTTCGCCTCAACATCTTTGAAGTACTTACCTTCATCTGTATTCAAAAATTCTGAAACATGCTGTTTAATTTCGTTTTCCACAGCAGTTGTACCGTAGTGTTCTGCTTTTTTTAAGGACGTGCCATATTCACGTTCAACGAATTTCTTGAATTTGGCAGCTTCTTCAGGAGAAATGTCATCGTCTCCCTCGTCACCTTCCGACTCTTCATTTTCGCCGGCTGGCTTTGGAGGAGGAGGTGTAGTTCCCTGATTTTCAGGTGGTTTTTGGGATTGCAACTTTTGAATCTTGCGCTCTTTACGCTCCAGAATGTAATCCAACTTCGATTTTCGTACCGGAGGACCTTGGTCTTCCTCTTCCTTTGTAGGAGGAGTAGCCTTTTGGTCTTCAGACGATTTTTGGGAACTTTTATCGTCATTTCCCGCAGACGCAGCACCATTATTCTCTTTGGATTGACCAGAATCCGCAGCAGCTTTGTTTTCAACCTCTGTTCCAGCTGCATCCTGCGCACCTGCGCTTTGATTGTTTACATCTTCCATAAAAGTTGGGTTACACACCGGAGAATGCCTATGGAGAAATTCATTCTACGATGGAAATATCTTGGCTGAGAAGCCAGGTGTGAGGTGCGAAGAAGTTGTTAAGGTGGATTTAACCGTGCAGGCACAAGTACTTCCACCCACTCAACCTTTCATCACCCCCCACTTGAACTCTCAGTTCGCTCTTGTTCCGTTTCTTCAACTGTTTGATAAGGATCACCGTCCTCATTCTCGTTTAATGAGTCAACATCTTCATCTTTGTCACTATTCTGTTCTTTTGGCTTGTAGTCCTCAATTATAACGTCAGGAAGCGCCAGTAAAAACTTAAAACAATTAAGTTTATACCGCAAATTGTTAACTTTTTCAAGTGAATCTTGTTCACCCTCTTCAAGTTCAGCACGTAATTTAATGATCTCGTTCACTTCAATAATTTCACTCAAATACTGCCATCCGAGCGACATCTTTAATGTTTGCATCGCCGCATGAATGCTTTCTGCTGGAAGATCAAGTGTTTTGTATTTTGGCGTATCCATTATTGGGCTTGTTGAACGGTATTAGAAGCTTGTAACTGAAGCGGATCCTGCGCTATGGAACGAGGAGACATTGATTGGCCATCTTGATTAACTGGGCCGCCTTGACCATTTACGGTTTGAGGACCCATGCCGGGTGGTAGTGGTGGTGGCATAAGAGCTGGATTTTGTCGCATAGCAAAAAGAGCAGCATAATGCATGGCGATATGTACAGTCTTAGCGTTGGAGTCTTTAGCTTTTGTGTGCATTTCAATATGCACAATATGATTTTGTTTAAGTGTGATTTTTGGAAGCTCACCCTTATCAATTTGAATATTTTCCTGTTCTGCCTCCCATTCATCAAAAGTCTTTGGTAAGTATCGGTTAATTTCGTCAGTTGACAAACCCATCGCCTTGCCAAGCTGTTTAAGTGCAAATCTTTTGTTGAAAGAAGGGTCCAAAGCAATGCCCTGATTCATGAACGCCATGATCATGTTCATCTTGTTCATCCGTTTCGCATCCGCAACAGCTCTGGACTGGATTTTTACATCTGGAGCAGACTCAGTGATAATGTCAGATTTCGAAAATCTCCTCCAAGAAGGACCAAGCGCGCCAGAAATTCGTATTACTTTCTCATCAATGGCCTTCGACATATAAATATCGTAGAGTTCATACCAAAGCTTCCAGCACCTTGCCTCGCTCCACCCCCAGATTTTCGCCGCCAACGAAAACCTGGTATCAACTCCCTGAGAAGCCTGTGCAATTTCAGTCGCCGATTTCACCTTCCCAGAAACACCGCCCTGTTTGATATCTGGTGTCGCAGTTGCTTGTTGAGCCGCCTCATTTAAAAGTCCAAGAATCCAACCCACTTCAGCCTGGACCTGTTGTCGAGGAATTGGAGCGATAGCATTAGTCGGATTTCCATCCACGCCAGTAAACTTGTTAAACTCAAATTTGGCAATTGAAGCCTTGTTTTTAATGAGTTGACGGTTGTAGAGGTAGTTTGGGTAGAGATTTGCGCGAACGCCCTTTAAACCTAAATTCTGAAGGGTAGCACGTGCGCGTTGTTTATCCTCAACAAGGTCAGGAATCGAAACTCCATCCCAATCATGAGCAGTTGGATAAAGCGCACGATCAACAATCGGCCACCTCCTCGTCCTCACTTTTTCAGCACGAAGCAGAACCGTCCCTTTATTTCCAACAGTAAAAAAATATTTCTCCCCCTTCCACCAAGTCCACCATTCCCAAATAATATAACTTTCGTTATCGCCAGCCAATTCTTCTTTAATCGTATTGAACCCCTGAGCGAATTGACGCTGTTGTAATGAAATTTGAATTGGGGTGTCCGTTAAAGAATCACACTTCAGCTCATCAATATTCTTATAAACACCTTTTTTCTCAAGCTCACGCTTTGTCACTACAATCTCACGACCACCAAACCTCATCGCTCCACGCCCCCTCTTATCACCATTCACACTTTTTGCGCGAGGATCCCGATACCAAGTAAACGGATCGATAATTTCTGCAACCGGCGTCATCGTATCGCGGTCGAACTCTTGAAGAAGCTTTAAACCTCTTCCAGTAAAACAAGTGTCCCAATCCCATTCATAATCAAGTTGATCATTTTCCATCTCCTCGCCATCAAAAAGAGCGAGATTGGTTAAGTTCTCGGCTTGATCCGAAGCGCCTTCGTTTCGCCCTTCCCACTCGACCATAAGTTGATCAGAGTACAGAGAAGCTAAAACTGTCTGCATAATCGTAAAAACCAACGGATCCCCCGTCGAATACTTACCCTTTTTTTGATTGTTATAAAGTTTTAACCGTGTTACCCAGGCATCCCATTTCGGACGCATGAACTTTTCAGAGTAAACTTGTTCTTTTACTATGTTTCCCAAAACTTTATCTGAATTATCCCACGGATCTGAAGAATCTTCTTTTTTATTTTCTGAATCCACGACACCGTTACCATCATCCTCCATTTTCTTACTATCAACAGTTTCATTGGGAATTAACTTCATTTCAGACATAAAGCAAATCAAAAAAAATCATTATCATTCTATTGTCAATCATAGGGGTCGTCAACAGGTTCGTGATACTCTTCTTCTTTAAGCACTTCAGGAATAAATTGCGGTTCGGAAAAAAGGAAACGCCCCATGTTTTCAATCATGTGGTCATCTTTATCAACCGGCTTCTGCTTTGCCGTTCTTTTTAACGCATTTTTCCCCGTCCAATCATCCCATCGATAGTGAGTCATTTCATGGATGTGGCGAGTACAAGTAGAAAAAATGTAAATTTCTGGAGCAATAATAATCTGATCACCCACGGCACTATAACCCAGGGCAGTGTTAATTCGGCGATCAGCAGCTTCACGCTGTTTACTGGCAGGTTCATAGTAAAGTCCATAATTTTCCAGACTCTTTGCTAGAGAGATTTGACGATGTTGGTCTTCAATAAACGCAGAAGGATCACATGCTTTCCCCTCAATACGATAATGATCATTTTTTTCCTGAATTCGGGAAGCAAGTTCAGAATCTCCGTTTTGGCATTTCAAAAAAAGTTCATCAATGACATATTTTGTCCCTTTCCTGTCCACGGCATACCACCCCGCGGCATCAGGTGTGCGAGGATGTGGATCCAGAAAATGGTAAACAGCGAAATCTTTTTTGTTTACTTGAAATGGGGGAATAACATGGATTTTAAGGTTGAATTTTTTAAAAACGAGACCAGTTAAGTGTTGAAATTTTCCATGGACACGGGCCTGTTGCTCCTCGTCGTCATATTGAGAAATAATTTTTTGAATCATGTCGTGCTCAAGATGCCCACGGACCCCGTGCTGCTTACAAGCGTCCTCTACGGTTGCCTCCACAACAGCTCGTTTTCCTTCAGAATTATCCGGGTTGACCAAGATTTCGTCGTACATCCACTCTGCACCGGCGAGAGGGGTAGCAGTGATGAAAAGTAGCCCCCCGCGCCTTAAACGCGCAATACAGGCCTTGTAGATGTTTCTAGGTGGTGGTTCATCGAGCCATATCATACCGAGGTTGGCGGACTCGAAATCTTTGGGCTCCTGGTCGTAGGTCATGATGTCGATGTCGAAACCAGTGTCAGTTTTCCAATAAGCTTCGTAGGATTTTCGGCCCTTTGCGGTAACATAACGATTGTGTGGAAACCAGTGTTTCATTTCCTTGATAATGGACTCCACAACACTTGGATCGGAAACTATACGAATTCTTTTTAAAAAAGGAAATTTATCATAGAGAGGCCCCTTAATCCATTTATGCCCCCCCGGGGTCGGCCAAATACATTCGGCAATCATATTGACGGCATTTGCGGTTTTGCCGACTCCATTTGCCGCGCTGTATAGGCTGATAAAGGGGTCGAGAGATCCAACGACTCGAGCGAACGCCTCCCCCCGCTCATTCGGCACATAATATTTATGTCTATTTTCTCTTGTTCTTCTTGTGAGTTCTAATAGTACCATTCTGCGCTTGCTCATGCGCTGAACCTCTTCAGCTGAAGCTTGGTCAATCATATACTATACAACAATTAGGGCTAAAGTTATTTTGCACAATATCTATTGTGCATAATTATTTATGTGGGCGTCGAAGGCTCACTAATGACTTGCACATGCGCTTTCTGCTCTATCACACCTTGCTCAGCTAACTCTTCCATCAACTCATCATCTGTCAAATCTTCCAGTGGTTTTGTAATCTCATGTTTCTCAGCAGCATAAAAGCCGCCAAGTTTCATAAGCTGGTCAAGCGTCTTGTACATAATGTCATAATTTGGAATACGAAAAACAATTGCGTGATTACCCTTAGGCGTTAATGACCTTGATAAAACTTCCCAGCCTGAATCTTCGCATCCAGCAATGATTTTATCAATATCATGACCAGCAAGAAAAACTCTTTGTTGAACACGAGAAGCCTTAGTTTGCACCTCATATTTTTGTGCAATGTAGTGATATGGCAATCTATCAAATAAAGCCTTCTGGAATGTGGGAGCTTTGGCTATTAGATGTGAGTTTTTAGCGTTATATCCTACAGCTTCAGCAGCACGAGTCATCGCAGGAACCTCTCCATTGTCCACTTGGGCGATTATTTCCGCAGCAACAAGCGCATGTCCAGTGTTTTCTCGCATATACTACACAATAAATAAGTTTTTCGTCACTTTTTTAACGCAATTTTCGTTTAAAATATGATTATAACATAGTTTAATTAGTTGTAAATCCTGCTGTTAGACAATAGCACGGAATTATGCTCAAATCAAGAATGCCTCATGCATGCCACGTATTGCACGTATAAATATAATACACAACATAAAGACAACAAGTAAATATAAATACTATAAATGCTATTGATTCTATAAATACTATTGATATAATAAGTACGTCACTATCACTTCACCCAATACACACATGACATTCGCCAATCAACTCGCATTCAATCAATGGTATGCAGGTAGGCCAAAAAACGGAGCGCAAACTAAAGTAGAAGCAAAGAAGATAGAGCAAATAACAAAAGTCGAAAACAACAAACAACCAAAAGAAATCCCATCAGTAACTTATGGATTCAATCGTGGAATGTCTCACATGTACGCTAACCCAGTAGAACAAGAAGCAGTGGAGGATGCACAATATTCAGCAGAAGAAAGCGAAGATGATATAGTTAGATTTATCCGATCAAAATTAGCAACACAATTTCATAAATAGACAATATAAATACTATAAATACCATTGATTTTATAAAAACTATAATATACAATCAACTCGTCATCATCACTTAACCCCACAAACTTATGACAACTACACTATTGCAAGCTCAAACAGAACTTCTTCACTCACTCAACGATAAGATACAATATGCTCGTCAGGTATTCATTGATGCCCCAACTGGCGTACACATTGGGAACATCCGAATTGTAGATGTTAAGGGTTACGGTGAGAATACTACCCCTGAACTCAACATGTACACTCCATCATCCTATTTACAGATTGAACTTGATATTCATCTGAACGGACAGAGACAAATCGCTTACGATAATCTAAAGATTAACGGCCAAAAAATTCACCTAGATTATGGCTGCATATCTAAGGCCGCAGTAGTGCGCGCCTTAAAAAAGAATATGTAGCAACTTACCACGCCCGCCGAGAAGTTCCAGTTTTTAATTCTTAATTTCTACAAAATGCCAAACCTAAAAGCTTACAGAGCAAAGTCAGGTAATTCATACCTAGTGGAGAGTATAGATAATGACGTTGCGACTATATTCTTCCCTTTTCTCAATATCCATGGATTACGCGGAACATTGCCAATATCACGTATTAAACAAGATGAATACCTTGGAGAAGTTGCAATTAATGACAATACCCTAGATTTTAGTTCATTAATGGCAATCACTCATGGGAATTAATTTCCGCCCGCCGGAGCGTATCCGGCTTATAACATTTACTTAATATGTCAATATAAATACTATAAATACTATTTACTTTATAAATACTATCAGATACAATTACATCGTCATCATTACTTATCCATTCACCACAACACGTTATGATTACAATCATATTCATCGCTAACAGTCTAATCAACACAGTAAACAATACAGTTCTTAAAGACGTGACAATCAACAATCAACACGTTGAAATCGGAATCTATGGGGATGGACAGGGTAACAAGTGGCTTGAATTAGACACACTCTAAAACTATTAAAACATTTTATTACACCATGAACACACAAGATTTATCAAAATTTGGGTATCGTGAATTAAACATGGCAGCCGACCTGCTTAAAAAATATTCTTCCGGTTTAGATTCTGACTGGGAAAACTATAAACAAAAAGATCAATTCGGATTTGAAGGGGTCAAAATTGAGTTCAACCCAAACTCTGGAAACGTATTCCTTGTCGACAGTGACTTCGGCGCCTTAATGGTAAATAACAACAACAAACTCGAAATATGGAAAAACTGTCTAGAATGTGGCCGAGAAGGTTTTAAGTCAGAAATTGCATTTGAAAACTTTATAGAAAAATGCGAGGGGTGCAAAGAAATTGCAGAGAACGCATAAAAAGATCAAAAAGGTGAAGAAGCACAAACAGTCAACAGCTCTCTAGCATCGGTACGCGTAAATGACGAAAAGAAAAGCCAGCAATGCTCTTCTAAAAACATCAATCAATTTTTATTTCCCTATTTATTTTTACCACTATGACAAACACACTTTCAACTATGGGCTATCGCGAAATCGACATGGCAGCAGATCTTTTAAAACAATATGCAGATGGTACGAACGCATGGATGTCCTCACAAGATGAAGAAAACTTCAACAAAGATGGTATCGAATTACAATTCAATCCAAACTCTGGCTATGTATTTCTGACTAACGAAGACTATCAAGTGCTGATGCTCAACGACAACAACAAACTTGAAATGTTTTTAAGTTGTGGAAACTGTGGCGCTGAAGGTTTACGCTCAGAAGTTAATTTTGTAAACAATTCTCTTTGCAATAATTGCGACCTTATGAATGAAACCACGCACCCTTGCGATGAATGCAAAAAGGAATTTCCAGAAGATAAATTAAATTACAACGGCAAAGAACACCTTTGTGAAAATTGTTATGAATCAGTCACCAACTAATTTCACGATAGAAAACTAAAAATAATTTTCAAAAACCCCGTCATTTTTTCACCCAAATTTCTCCCCAAAAAAATCACAAAATTTTACCCACAAAACCCCTGCCAAAATTTACCCATAAAACCATGCCAAACTCAACCACCCCAAAAACACCAAAAACCCATTAACAAATTATTTTCAAAACAACTTAGCG